CACGATTGGACTAAAGAAGAAATTCAAGAATATATTAAATGCAAAGAAGATCCTGTATACTTTGCTGTAAATTATGTAAAGATTGTTTCTGTTGATGAAGGTTTGATTCCTTTCCGAATGTATGAATTTCAAAAGGAGTTAGTTCAAAAATTTCATAATAATAGATTTAATATTGCTAAGCTACCAAGACAGACAGGGAAATCAACCGTTGTGGTTTCCTATCTACTTCACTATGCTTTGTTTAATGATAGTTCCAATATTGGTATCCTAGCAAACAAGGCATCAACTGCTAGAGACCTTTTAGGAAGATTACAGACAGCATACGAGAATCTCCCTAAGTGGTTACAGCAAGGTGTGATTGCTTGGAACAAAGGTTCTATGGAACTGGAGAATGGTTCTAAGATTATGGCTGCTTCCACATCAGCATCTGCTGTTCGAGGAATGTCATTTAACATTATCTTCTTGGACGAATTTGCTTTCGTTCCAAACCACATTGCTGATGACTTCTTCTCGTCTGTATATCCTACTATTTCATCTGGACAAAGAACTAAAGTTATTATTATTTCTACCCCATATGGTATGAACCACTTCTATAAGTTGTGGGTAGATGCTCAAAACCAAAGAAACAATTATATCTGGACGGAGGTTCATTGGTCAGAAGTTCCTGGTCGTGATGCCAAGTGGAAAGAAGAAACAATCAAGAACACTTCAGAACGCCAGTTTACTCAGGAGTTTGAGTGTGAATTTTTAGGATCTGTTGATACACTAATTGCTGCATCTAAGTTAAGAGCTTTAGTATTTGATACCCCATTGAGTTCAAATAAGGGATTGGATGTTTACGAAAAGCCAGATGAAAAATCAGAATACATTATTACTGCAGACGTTAGCCGAGGAATCGGTGGTGATTATTCTGCTTTTATTGTTTTTGATATCACAACTGTTCCTTATAAGATAGTTGCAAAGTATCGAAATAATGAAATTAAACCAATGCTTTTCCCCAACGTTATTAATGATGTAGCCAGAGCATACAATAATGCTTATGTTCTTTGCGAAGTTAATGACGTTGGCGATCAAGTAGCATCAATTCTTAATTACGATCTTGAGTATCCAAATGTTCTGATGTGTTCAATGCGTGGTCGTGCTGGACAAATTGTGGGACAAGGATTCTCTGGAAATAAAACTCAACTTGGTGTCAAGATGAGTATTACAGTTAAGAAAGTTGGTTGCCAAAACCTCAAGCAAATTATTGAAGATGATAAGTTGCTGTTTAGGGATTATGATATCATTAATGAGCTTACCACATTTATTCAGAAAAAGCAATCTTTTGAAGCGGATGATGGATTCCACGATGACCTTGTGATGTGTTTGGTGATTTTTGCTTGGATGGCAGTTCAAGATTACTTCAAGGAAATGACGGATAATGATGTTCGCCAGAGAATCTACGAAGAACAAAAGAATCAAATTGAGCAAGACATGGCACCATTTGGATTTATCACAACTGGTCTTGAAGGTGATGAAGGATTTGCTTCAGATGGAGCAGTTTGGTATGGCGACACACAAGAAGATGTATCGTATATGTGGGATTATAGATGATGGATGCCGATAAACTTTTTACCTTAGAACAACTTATATTCAAAGATAGAGAATGTAGAGTTTGTGGTAAGGTAAAAAGTTTAATGGATGATTTTTACATAACAAGAAAAGATAGAGGAACTATTGCATCTGCTTATTCTTATGAATGTAAAGAATGTACTATTAAAAGAGTTAGAAAATCAAGACAAAAAAACGATACTACAGATTTTTCATATCCAGATTGGTAATGTTCACGCTACGTTTCCCCACTTGAAATAAGCAAAATAATAAATAATTTTAGATTACATTGGATATCTAAGGAGAAAAACATGGCAAGTCAAGTCTCGCCTGGAATTGTTCTAAAGGAGCGTGACCTAAGTAATGTCGTTGTTACTGGTGCTCTTCAAATTACTGCAGCGGTTGCTTCATCTTTTGCAAAGGGACCAGTTGGTAAGGTTGTAAATATTAATTCCCAGAAAGAACTAGTAACAGTTTTTGGTGCCCCAGTTGATGCAAATGCAGATGACTGGCACGTTGCATCGGAGTTTCTATCATATGGTGGTAGATTAGCTGTTGTTCGTGCTAACACAGGATCACTTTTAAACGCTGGATCAACTGCTGGTGTTTTAGTAAAATCAGATGAAGATTTTGCAGCTGGTGCGGGTGGATCACAAGCATTTATAGCAAGAACTGCAGGTACTTGGGGTAACTCAGCTACTGTAGTTGTAGTTGATAGTGGTGCAGATCAATACGTCACTTTTGATGCTGCTTTTGCTTCTGCTCCAGCAGTAGGTTCAACATTAACATTTGATAGTGGTAAAGCTGGTAAAGTTCTAAGCGTATCAGGAAATACTGTTGCAGTTGTTCTTAATGACCCAACATCTTTAATTGCAGTGGGAGATGGTATTGAAGAAGCTGGTGCTTCTTCTGCAGACCTAACTGTTACTGCTGTTCAAAATTGGTATCTCAATACCGAAATCGGTTCAACTGGAATTAAACTCTCTGCAATTGCTCCTCGTCCAGGAACTTCAGAATTTGCATCGGCAAGAGGAATTTCAAAAGATGAAGTTCACATTGCAGTTATTGATACTACTGGTGCTATTTCTGGAACTGCAAATACAGTTCTCGAAAGATTAACCTATCTATCAAAACTATCCAATGCAACTGGTGCTCAGGGAGAAAATACTTATTATAAGAGTATAATTAATGAGCAATCATCATACATCTATAATACTGCACATCCAGCAGAAGTTATCGATGGTGTAAATTGGGGTCAAGCATCAACTGGCTTAACTGGAGCACTTGGTCTAGTGGGTCTTCATACAGATGCTTTAACTGGTGGTGCTGACGACTATACTTATACTGGTGCAGAAATTTCTGATGCATATGAGTTATTCGCTGATACCGAAGAAACACAAATTGATTTTGTTTTAATGGGCGGTCCTATGGGTATCGAGTCTGACACCAAGATTAAAGCAAATAAAGTTGTTGCTATCGCAGCAACAAGAAAGGATTGTGTTGCATTTGTTTCACCTCACAAAGGCAATCAAATTGGAACTGGTGGTGCTCTAACTGCTATCCAGCAAAGAGATAATACCATTGCTTTCTTTAGCACAATCACCTCAACTTCGTATGCAGTATTAGATAGTGGCTACAAGTATTTCTACGATCGCTTTACTGATAAGTATCGTTGGTTAGCTTGTAACGGTGATGTTGCTGGTCTATGTGTAAGCACTTCAGCTGCACTCGATGATTGGTATTCACCTGCTGGCGTAAACAGAGGTTCACTCCGTAACGCAGTTAAGCTTGCATACAATCCAAATAAGGCAGATAGAGACGAGCTTTATCAGAACAGAATCAATCCAATTGTTTCTTTCCCTGGTCAAGGCGTAACTCTATTTGGTGATAAGACCGCTCTTGCATCACCTTCAGCATTCGACAGAATCAACGTTCGTCGTCTATTCCTCAATGTTGAGAAGAGAGCTGGCGAGCTTGCTAAGCAAGTTCTATTTGAACAGAATGATGAAACTACAAGAGCTTCATTCTCTAGTGCTTTAAATTCATATCTCAATGAAGTTCAAGCAAGAAGAGGCGTTACTGACTACCTAGTAGTATGTGACGAATCAAATAACACTCCTGATGTGATTGATAGAAATGAGTTTGTTGCTGAAATTTATATCAAGCCAACACGCTCTATTAACTTCATCACCATTACCTTCACCGCAACGAAGACAGGTGTTTCATTCAGTGAAGTTGTCGGACGATAATTTTTCGGAATAAACAAACACTAAAGAGGTAAAAACAAATGGCACTATCAAGCAAAATTAGCGATTTCATTTCAAGTGTAGGTCAAGGCGTCAAGCCTAATATGTTCCAGGTGGAGTTATTCTTCCCTGCATCTGCGATTGGTGGCAATCAAGGAACTACTGTTTCTCCACAGGATCAAGAGTTAGCAAACCTTCTTTGTAAGTCGGCTGCTCTCCCTGCATCGAACATCGGTGTAATCGAAGTTCCTTTCCGTGGCAGAACGGTAAAGATCGCTGGTGATAGAACCTTCGATACTTGGTCCCCAACATTCATTGTTGATAAGGACATGAAAACTCGTGCTCTATTCGAGCAGTGGATGGAATCAATCAATGGTCATGCTGGCAACACCGCAGACCTTCTCACTCCAGACAACAGTGCTGGTTATACTGCTGACATTCTTGTTCATCAGTTAGAGAAAGGATCTGAGCCAACTAACTCAAACTACATCAGAACTTACAAGCTCTGGTATGCATTCCCAACCAATGTTTCCCAGATTGATCTTGCTTATGACAGCAATGATCAGATTGAAGAGTTCTCTGTAGAATTCCAGTATTCATATTGGACTACAGAAGATACAAGTGGAGCAAGATCTGGTCTACCAGTTAATGCTGACGTTTGATAAATAGTAGATAACGACTACTAAAAACTTTAATCATGAGTCAACTATTTGGTTTTTTAATTAACAAAGATGGAGAGAACAGGGGGCAATCTCCTGTTCCTCCAAATCAAGACGATGGTGCCATGATAGCCGCAGGTGGTTATTTTGGCACCTATGTTGATGTTGAAGGGGTTCATAGAAATGAGTTTGATTTAATCAAGCGTTATAGGGATATGTCACTTCATCCAGAGTGTGATTCTGCTGTGGATGAAATTGTAAACGAATTTGTTGTAAGTGATGCAGATGATTCTCCAGTAGAGATTGAATTATCTAACTTAGATCTTGGGCAAAATATTAAAAATAAAATTAGAGACGAGTTTAACTATATCAAAAAGTTACTTCGTTTCGATAAAAAAGCACATGAGATTATCAGGACTTGGTATGTAGATGGTCGTATCCATTACCATAAAGTAGTTGATCTTGATAATCCACGTAAAGGAATTTTAGAACTTCGTTATATTGATGCTCTCAAGATTCGCAAAGTAAGACAGCAATTAAAAGATAAATCAAGATCACAGGAAGAAAGAGGTTCTGCTCTTGAGTATGACTGGGGTGATTATATTGATTATTATATCTACAATCCCAAAGGTTTTGGTTCAAGTTTACCAGCTAATTCTGCTTCGGATTTTAGTACTGCAAATGGTATTAAGATCGCAGCAGATTCTATTGCAACATCAAATTCAGGTTTGATGGATCTCAATAAGAAGATCACATTAAGTTTCTTACACAAGGCGATTAAGTCACTTAATCAACTTCGCATGATTGAGGATTCGCTTGTTATCTACAGATTGTCTCGTGCTCCCGAACGTAGAATTTTCTACATTGATGTAGGCAATCTACCTAAGGTAAAAGCAGAACAATACCTTCGTGATGTGATGGCACGTTACAGAAACAAACTTGTATATGACGCTTCAACAGGAGAGATTCGTGATGATAAAAAGCATATGTCAATGCTTGAGGACTTCTGGCTCCCTCGCCGTGAAGGTGGTAGAGGAACTGAAATCACTACACTCCCAGGCGGTCAAAATCTTGGTGAACTCAAGGACGTTGAGTATTTCAAAAAGAAACTTTACAACTCACTCAACCTACCACCTTCCCGCCTTACGGATGACAACAAAGGGTTTAATCTTGGTAAGACCACAGAAGTTCTCAGGGATGAACTTAAGTTTGCTAAATTCATCGGTCGTCTCCGCAAGCGTTTTAGCGAATTATTCCACGATATTCTCAAGACCCAATTAATCCTCAAAGGTATTATTACCCCAGAAGATTGGGAAGATATGGAAGAGCATATTCAATATGACTTCCTGTTTGATAACCATTTCAATGAACTCAAGCAACAAGAATTAATGCTTCAACGTGTTAACCTTGTTACTCAGATGGATCCTTTCGTTGGCAAGTATTTCTCTACGGAATATGTTCGCCGTCAGGTTCTGATGCAAACTGAGAAAGAGTATAAAGAAATTGGCAAACAAATTAAAAAAGATATTGAATCTGGCATGGCGTTAGATCCAGTAGATGTTAATTCTATGGATATGATGTCACAACAAAATGATGCAATGCAACCAGAATTAGATGCTGCTCAAGCAGAAGCTGACTTCGAAAGACAAAAACAATTGGCAGCACAAAAACCTAAAACTCCAAGTTCTAATAAATAATATATAAATTAATTTTTAATTATGGAAAATGGAGTAGTAGATATCGTGAATTTACTTCACGATAAGAAAAGAGCTGATGCTTTGGATAAGATCAATGATCTATTAACTAACAAAGCAGCAGAAGCAATTGATACATATAAAAAAATTGTTGCTAATACATACTTTGACGAACCAGTAGAACAGATCGAGGACCAATGAAACTAATCACAGAAAATATCGAAGAGGTAAATGTTCTTGTCGAAGAATCTAACGGCAAGAAAAATCTTTACATTGAAGGTATCTTCCTTCAATCAGAAATGAAGAACCGCAATGGAAGAGTTTATCCATTTGATGTTCTCGATCGTGAGGTTCAAAAATATAATGAACAGTATGTAAATACTGGTCGTGCTCTTGGTGAACTTGGTCATCCAGATGGACCATCAATCAATCTAGATCGTGTGTCACATAAGATTGTAGAACTTCGTTGTGAAGGTTCTAACTTCTATGGTAAAGCACGTATTCTTGACACCCCCATGGGTAAAATTGCTAAGTCACTTCTTGATGAAGGAGTAAAACTTGGGGTTTCTTCAAGAGGCATGGGTTCTCTAGAAGAACGCAATGGTGTGAAATATGTTCGTGATGACTTTATGCTAGCGACTGCTGCTGATATCGTAGCAGATCCTTCTGCTCCTGATGCATTTGTTCAGGGAATTATGGAAGGAAAAGAATGGGTTTGGAACAACGGTGTTCTAAAAGAGTATCGTGTATCGGAGTATAAGCAATATATTTCAGAAGCAACCCGCAGAAATTTGGAAGAAAGGAAGCTTAAAGCATTCCACAGTTTCTTGTCAAATCTCTAATTTAATAAATAATCATAGAATAATCTTATAGGAAAATTACGAGGAAAACTCAAATGTCAGATAAGTTAAACGAAAAGTTTGAGGAGCTTGTAACTGAAGCTGGAATTATTGTTGAAGCGGGGGATCCAATGCCAACCGTAACAGCAGCAGTTATTCCAGGTGGTCAAGGCTCCGCTCCTGGTCAGGTTAGCGATGCTCAGACCAGAGGCGGTGGTAAAGATCCACAACCTACAGTTACTACCCAAGCAGTTGCTCCTTATCAGCAAACTCAAGGAACCGATCTCGGTGGTCCAAAGCCAGATGGCAATGACGAGGGAGAAGATAATCCTGGTGCTAAAGCAGCTGCTCCAATTACACCAGTCAGTGGTGATCCCCAGCAAAGAGCTGGCGAATCTACTGGTATGAACGCAACTCCTACTGTTGGAGCACAGGTAGCATATGGAACCAGCACTGGTCCAGATGTAACCTATCCAATCAAGCCTTCATTTGAGGAGATTGACTTATCTGGTGACGTTGCCGCTCTCACCGAAGGCGAAGATCTTTCGGAAGATTTCAAAACTAAGGCAAAAACAATTCTAGAAGCTGCTGTCAAGTCACGTCTTGCAGAAGAAGCAGCTAAGTTAGAAGAAACTTTTGAAACAAGAGTTAACGAGAAAGTTGAAGCTGTTAAAGCAGAACTTTCTGAAGAGGTTATGGGAACCGTTAACTATGCTATTACCAATTGGGTAGAGCAAAATCAAGTCGCTATTGATCGTGGTGTTCGTAACGAGATTACCGAAGACTTCATTGCAGGTCTTAAGAATCTCTTCAAGGAACACTACATCAGCGTCCCTGACGACAAAGTTGATGTTGTCGAGGAGATGTCTGAACAGCTTTGTGAGATGGAAGCACGCCTCAACGAACAGGTTGAGCGTAACGTTGAATTAAATAAGCGTCTTGCTGAGTCACACAGGGAAGTAATTCTGAAAAATATTTCAGAAGGACTTGCCGATACTCAGAAAGAGAAACTTGCTTCATTGGCAGAGGGAGTAACATTTGAATCAGCAGAGAAATTTGCTGAAGCAGTAAAGACTCTTCGTGAGTCATACTTCCCCAACGCTGCACCTATTGCAGAAGTAACCGATGAAACTCCAGTAGCATCAGAAGATATGTCACCAGCAATGGCAGCATACCTCAATGCAATTTCACGCTGGAAGTGAATTTTATAAATAATAC